GCGACGCGGACCCGCTCCGCCGGCTTGAGCTTCGCCAGGAAGCCGTCGAGCCAGGGCTCCAGCGCTTCGAGGCCGGAGCCGGCGGTCATTCGACCAGCAGCTCATCCTTCCACCAGATCTGCTTGAGCAGGACGGGCGGCGTGGTCAGGGGCTCGTCGTCGGGGAACAGGCTCGGCGGCTCGGCCAGGTGCTCCAGGTAGAAGCCGCCTTCGTCGCGCTCGGTCAGGCGGACGTTCTCGGTCAGGTCGAGGTAGACCAGCAGGTCGACCGTCTCGCTGTCCAGGATATCGGCCTCGAAGCGATAGCCCGGCGCGCCGGCCGCCAGCTTGTCGGGCTGGTTGCGGGCCAGCCAGTCGTTGATGGCGAGGAAGGCGATAGAGGTTTGGCCCTTGAAACCAGCCAGCTCGAGCGTGAGCGAATATTCGTAGGCGAAGCCGCGGTTGCCGGTCATCGGCGAGCGGATGCGGCCGGATTCGACGTACATCTTCAGCGCGGCGGGATCGGTGCGCAGGTGCGGCAGGACGCCGACCAGCGCGGCGCGCAGGCTGTCGGCCTTCTGCATCAGCGGTCCCCGTCACGCAGGCGGCATTCGTACTTCCAGACGTGCCACAGCGCCTTGCCCAGGGCGAACAGGGCCAACGCCGCGCTGGCGATCGTGACGATCAGGATGGGGTCAGCCATGGCCATCTCCCGGCGGGGCGGAGGACATGCCCAGGCGGCGGCGGAACAGCCAGGCCGCGCCGTCCAGCAGCAGCGGGAAGCCGATGAAGCCCTGGGCGATGGCGAGCAGGACGCCGGCCACGGGGTTCAGCCCGTAATAGCCGACCAGAACGATCGAGACCGTGGCGAAGGCCGGCAGGGCCGAGATCTCGGAGATGGCGATCCCGCGGCGGCGGCGCGCCCCATGCCGTTCCACCACGGGATCGTCCGGCGGGACGGCGGCCCCGCCGGTGAGCAGGGGGCCGAGCGCGGCTCCGACCACGCTCGGCGCTGCGAACAGGGCCGCCCCCCACCAGAACATGAATTCCCGCCAGTCGTCCATCATCAGTCCCACAGGTTCACGATATCGAGCCGCGCGGCGGTGGCGGGCACCGCGTCGGGCAGAATGACGGCGGCGCCCTCGGGCAGCACCGGCCCGGCCAGGGAGAGGTCGCGGTTCAGCTCGTAGGCCTGTTCCGTCACCTCGGCCGTGGCCCCGAGGTGGCGCCAGCAGAGCAGGTCGAGCGTGTCGCCTTGAAGGGCGGTGACGATCATCGCCTTGGACTCGGTGGCGGAGGCAAAGGGTGGCGTGCCTCAAAAAATCGGCCGGACGGACCGCACTTCGGACGGCGGGTGATGAAGGACTTATCGGTGGCCCGCTCGCCGTGCGCGTCGCGCAGAAGCAGCCGCTCCTGACGGCCGTAGACCGGCGACCACTCGATTCCGATCGGGCGCGTACAACCACCGTCAAGGTTGCCGAAATGCTTGCAGTGGTTGCATAGCGGAACGTCGCGCCGGTCCATCACAGCCTCGCCGCGCTGGCGCGGGCGCGGAGGGCGGCAGCGCAGAGGGCCAAAGCTGGTGAGACCCCATCCGCCGTCCATTGCGGATTGAGAAGCGCTCCTCTTTGCGGGATGAGTCCGATGGACGCGCTGTCGTGACAATGGGGGTCGCCGCCATCCAAAGTCCAAGCGCAGCCTTCCGGGACAAGCAAAATGGCGGCGTCCAGGCTCGCGGTGAAGGCGGGGGCCACCGGCTTTTCGGGGATGTGACGAATGCCTAGCAGCGCGCCGATTTCCTGTTCGAGCGCGAAGTTTGGCCCCTCGGCCTTTTCGCACCGCTCAGCGAGTTCGATCAGGCGGCCCCGGTCCATCAGATCAGCTCCACGGCGGTGCGGGTGACGCCCAGGATGTCGCGGATCGCCCAGGTCGCCTCGCGGCGGTAGTCGGCGGCGGAAAGGGGGAGCTGGTCGGCGCGGGCCTCGCCCTCCTTTGTGGCCGTCACCTCGCGGTGGGGCTCCGCGAGCCGGACGCCCCCCGGGTTTACCCCCGCGCGGGCGAAACGCAGGCCGAAGCGGGCCCGGCCCGTCCCCCCCGC